ACAGAGGTTGATGGTCGCCCCACTGAAGCGCCTGAAGGTATAAGCGAAGTAGCCGTACAGTACGAGAAGAACGCCCAGATTGGCCGCTGCTGGCTGTTCTGCCCTAATAAATACCGGCGCCGCGGGATCTTCCCATAGGTGACATTCCTGACTTGGTACGACATAGATCTGGTCCTGCGTACCACCCGACGTAGCCTGTGCCAGCGCCACCGTGGAGACGTTGGCGTCCACGCACAGCCCCATGCCGTTCTGCAGCCGCCCGCGGATGCCCTTGGCGTAGCCGAGGGCATCGTTGTTCACCAGCAGGTTCTGCGTGGGCACGCTGTTGTCCCCGCCCAGCGCCATCGGCCAGGTCGAGCTGACCGCCGAGAGCAGCTTGTAGTACCGGCGCGGGTGCATGACCACGAGGTCCGGCTGAGCCCAGCCCAGCAGGGTCGTCTCCACCGAGGAGGCGGCCTGGATGAGCGCGCTGTAGAGCTGCGGCGTGGTCAGCACCGTCGCCTGCGCCTGCGCGGTCGAGATCGCCGCGAGACCCGTGGTCGCCTGGTTGATCAGCGTCGAGTCGAGCGTGGTCGCGTACCGGCGGAACAGGTCGTCCATGACGATCTCTTCGACGCCTGTACCGCGGTCGATCGCCTGCCGGGACAGCGTCTGCTGACCGGCCGCCGTCTGCACGTTCTCCGTGAGCAGCGTGTCGTCGATCGAGGTGGCACTGACCGCGGTCTGTTCCGTCGCCTGCAAGGCCGCGGAGGTCGCCGTGGTGATCAGCGAGATGTTGATCGTCATACCGTTCGACGGCAGGTCGTGGTGGTTGCAGGTGTCCGCGAACGGACGCAGCGCGGCGACCTTCGGGGCGTACATGTCGGTGAGGTACTGCGGGACGGTCAGGCCGGCGAAAGCGCCGGTGCCCGCGTCGCCCGCAGCGCGCTCCATGTACTGGCCGCGCTCTACCCGCTCCTCTTGCATGTGCCGGGACAGCCGGGACTCGGCTTCGATGTCGCGGTACAGGAACTGCCGGGTGACGTCACGGATGAAGGCGGCGCCGTTGCGGTCCATTCCGGCGTGGTACGTGCGCGGCTCCTGCCCGACCCGGGCTACCCGGTCGTACGCGGGAGCGCCGCCAGCCTGCTGCGGTGCGCTCGATCCACGACGGGGCAGGGCTGCGGGTTCGCCCGCGCGCCGGTTCAGCTCCTCGTCGTTCTCGATCTCGCGCAGCTTGGTCCGCTTCGCGATGTCGAGCCGGTGCTCCACGCCCTTGAGTCGGGTCTTGCAGTCCTCGGCGCGCTGCTCGGCGCGGACGACCGCGTCGTCTTCCTGCTCGGTGACGTTGCTGCGACCCTCGCCGCGGGCCGCCGCCAGGATGCTCTTGACCTCGGCAAGCGACCGCTCCCGGTCCTTCTGCTCCTGGTCGCGCTCAGCCTCAAGACTGATGATCAGATCTTCGATCGTCGCCATAGCGACGTCTCCTTCGGGTTGCAGGTGGTTAGCCTGCCCCGCAGGTACGGGCGCGTTTCCGGGTGTGAATGCTCGGCTGCGATCGTCTACCGCCGCCGGTGTGACTGCCGGATGGTGGCCCGCGTGGCGTTGCTATAGGGACTGGGTCCGTGGGCGTTCGGTGTGACCGCCGTTGCCCTGCCGGTGTGACCGCCGGTATGGACTAGTCCACGTCTAGCTGCGCTCTTCGGAGGCCAACTGCGCCTCGATGAGAGCGATACTACGGCCCAACGGCTCCCGTGGGGTAGATCGTTCGGCTGAGGGCGCCTGCTCGCGGGTCTCCACGGGGCGTCCGGCGCCCGCCCGGGTGATCCTCGGCGCCGGTGCGGCGTCGCGTCCGAGATAGCGGTAACCCCATCGGGTGAGGTCGTGCTTACGGGCCATCCGCTCGGCCATGTCCTGTGGCATCTGCTTCAGCGGGTTGGGTCCGCCCACCCGGTCTGCGAGGCCCATGGACACCGCCTCGTCGGCGAACGCCCACGTCTCGTCCAGCATCAACTGCCGGGCCTCCTCCGTGGTGATGCCCATCCGCTTGGCGTAGATCTCGGCGAGGTTGTTCGACTGGCGACCGATCCACGTCGTCGCCTTACCCAACTCCGCCTCGTTGCCCTCGATGGTCGCCGACGCGTCGTGCAGCATCCACTGCGCGCCCGGCATCGTCTCAATCTCGTCGGCGGCCAGCGCGATGACCGACGCGGCCGACGCGGCGATGCCGTCCACGCTCGCCATGATCCACGACGGGTGGTGCATCAGCGCGGCACGGCAGGCCTGCGCTTCGGTGACGGAACCGCCGGGGGAGTTGATGTGCAGCTTGATCTTCGGCGTGGTGATCGCGTTCAGGTCCTCCGCGAACGTCTTCGCGTCCACCCCGAACGACCCGCCGATCTCGTCGAAGATGTAGATGTCCGTCGACTCGGGGTCGCCTTCGTATTCGGTCGCTGTCGGCTGATCTTCGGTTGCCCTCTTCTCCCATGCGATCGGCCTTGCGGCGCGGATCTCGTACCACGGGAGCCGGGCCGTGACTAGATCCGCGACCGACATGCCCGTGCGGTTTGCGAGATCTGCAAAGCGGGCCGAGGTCCGGACCTTACGACCCTGCAACCGACGCAGGACCGCGCTCGCCCCGGCGTCCACCTCGCAAACCACGTGCCGTACCTCGATGTGCTCGCGGGGCGGGGCCGGACGGTCGCGGGACAGCCGGATCAGAGCCTCGCGCCGGGCGCCCGCCGGCAGGTGCTCGAGCTCGTTCAGCACCTCAGCCGATCGGGCACTGATGTCGGTGTACGGGTTGGCCCCGAAGTTGACCGCGCTCACGTCGCCCCCGTTGATGTCGTACTCGATGATCTCGAAGTCAGTGAAGTCCTCCGACCACTGCCCGCCACCCTCAGGGATCATGAACGCGAACGACATCTGCGGGACGTCCCGGTCGTCGATGGCGATGACCAAGTCGTGCACGTCGTTGCGCTGGGGGTTCAGCCAGCCGTCATGCCAGCCGCCGGCGTCGTCCTCCCTCAACTCGAGGGTGCCGCTCGTCGTCCGGCACATCGCCATGCCGCCGTGGTTGGTCAGGAACGCCACCTCCGGCTTGGCCGCCAGCGTCCGCGCGCCCGACCCGGCCCGGGTCCGCTCCTTGTACTCCCCGAACGAGTCCCACATCGGGTACCGCATGTTGTACCGGGTGAAGTAGCCGGAGGTGTGCACCAGGTCTTTGCCGCCACGCGCCTCAGTGGTCGCCCGCAGCTCTCGCGGAGTCGGTGCGCCGTGGCGCCACGCCGCCGGGTCCACGCCCGGCACCGTCGAGCGGTACCGCATGTAGGCGGTGTCGCCGTGCTCGTGGCGCTCGGCGTCGGCGGCCTGCCGACGCAGGTCGGCCGCCACTCGCAGTGCCTCCGCTGTCGTGACCGTCATGGGCTGGCCTTCCCTCTCACTTCTTGACCGGCTTCGGGACAGGTGCCGGTGTCGCTGGGGCGGTGTCGCCGCCGCTACTTGTCGTCCCCGCGTCGCCCGTCTTCGGGCCACCCTCCGCCGGGGGCAGGGATCGAGCCGCTGCCATCGGGCGGCCGTACAGGTCGATCAGCTCGGCCCGCTGACTCGAGGTCAGGGCAGGCAGGTTGTCCAGCGCGCGGGCTTCCGTATTGGTCAGGAACCACGACTCGATCTTGCTGCGCAGCACGGTCTGACGGGTCTCCGGATCCATCCGCAGCAGCGCGTCCGTGTTCAGCTTCACGTACCGCGGGCGAGGCAGCAGACGGGACAGGGCCACCTCGCGGCGGACCACCGCCGGGCCGAGATGGTGAATCAGGAACTGCACGTTGCGCTGGGTGATGTTGGAGTAGGTGATACTGCCGCCGCTGGAGGCCTGCACGTCCACCAGGTCGGCCGGGGTGTCGAAGTAGCGGCACACGTCGGCACCGGCCAGCTTGCGGCCCTCGATGAACTCCATGCCCGCCTGCTGCGCCTGAATGAAGTCGTACTCCCAGTCGTTACCGGTGACCAGCACCTCGCCGTTGTTGACCGTGTCGTTGTACCACTGCTTGGC